ATACTGATGCTCCAGATCCAGCTTTATATCCAAAAGGAATGTTAGTTTGGAACTTACGTAGAAGTGGATTTAATGTTAAGAAATTTGTACGTAATCATGTTGTTACAACTGACAACAACGTTAGAATGAATAACGAAAGTATGGCTACATACTATCCACATAGATGGGTAACTGAGTCTGCAAATCAACCAGATGGTTCAGGATCATTTGGTAGAAAAGCACAAAGAAAAGTTATTGTTCAAGCATTACAATCTTTAGTAAACAGTAACCAAGATATAAGAGATGATGAATCAAGATTATTTAACTTGATGGCATGTCCAGGATATCCAGAACTAATTGGTGAAATGAATTCATTAAACAATGATAGAGGCTTAACAGCATTTATCGTAGGTGACTCACCGTTTAGATTAACTTCAGATGCAACTACCTTAAACAACTGGGGTAATAATGTTGCACTAGCAGTTGAAGATAATGATGACGGTCTAGTTACTAGCAGTGAATACTTAGGTGTGTTTTATCCTAGCTTGTTTACAAGTGACAATGCAGGTAACAATGTAATTGTACCACCAAGTCATGGTATACTAAGAACTATGGCATTAAGTGATCAAGTTTCGTTTCCGTGGTTTGCACCAGCAGGTACACGACGTGGCGGAATCACAAATGCAAGTGCTTCAGGATTTGTTGATGCAGAAGGCGAATTTAAGTCTATAGCATTAAATGAAGGACAAAGAGACACACTACAACAAGTTAATGTCAATCCAATTACATTCTTAACTGGTGCAGGACTTGTCAACTTTGGTCAAAAGACTAGAGCCGCAAATGCAAGTGCATTAGATAGAATTAATGTTGCACGTTTAGTTGTATACTTAAGATCACAACTGAAAAAACTAGCAAAACCATATATCTTTGAACCAAACGATAAGATCACACGTGATGAGATCAAGGCACAAGCAGACAGTTTAATGCTTGAATTGGTATCACAAAGAGCATTATATGACTTCCTAGTAGTTTGTGACGAGTCTAACAATACACCTGCAAGGATTGATAGAAATGAACTTTACTTAGACATTGCAATAGAACCAGTAAAAGCAGTGGAATTTATTTACATTCCATTAAGACTTAAAAATACTGGAGAAATCGCAGGACTCTAAACGGATAAATAAAAGTAATAGGAGCATATAGATGGCAATATCAACACTTTCAAGATTAACAGTACCACTGGACAGTAACGCAAGTGCGTCCAACCAAGGCCTGTTGATGCCCAAACTACAATACCGTTTTAGGGTATCGTTAGAAAACTTTGGAACTTCAAGTCCAACAACTGAACTTACTAAACAAGTAATAGATGTTACGAGACCAAATGTTACATTTGATCAAATGACAGTTGACATTTACAACTCAAGAGTATACCTAGCAGGTAAACATACTTGGGAGCCTATTACAATTAACTTTAGAGAAGATGTAAGCAATAATGTTCAAAAACTTGTTGGCGAACAGTTACAGAAACAGTTTGACTTTTTTGAAATGTCAAGTGCGGCTTCTGGTTCAGATTATAAGTTTGTTACAAGAATTGAAATACTTGATGGTGGAAACGGAGCAAATGCACCGACTGTATTAGAAACTTTTGAATTGTATGGTTGTTATGTAGAAAATGCAAACTACAATACACTAAACTATGCAACTTCAGAGCCAGTTACAGTTGCCCTATCAATAAGATATGACAATGCTATACAAACTCCACAAGGAACAGGAATAGGTACAGCAGTAGGTAGAACAGTTAATACTGCAATTACTGGTGGTGGTTCTACATAGAATCAAATAACAAAAATAAATTAAGGGCCTTTTTGGCCCTTTTTTTATGACATAATTAAATACCCACTTAATACAATAGGATAAATATTTACATGAGCTTCTTGAATGGTTTTTTAGATAATGTAGTATCCGGGGCGTTGAACCCTAAAGGTAACCTTGCTGACTATCAACATGGTCAAAGATTATATGTTGACGATAGTCATAGATTATCGCCTAAAGTAAAATTTCTTTATCACGTATCTTTTAATATTAACAGTCAAGCGGCATCTATAATTCCGCAACTTACAGCTAAACATGCCAATGAATTAAATATGTTAGTTAAGAGTGTACAACTTCCTCAATACAATATTCAAACAGATGTAAAGCATCAGTATAATAGAAAACGTGTTGTACAAAAAAGAATAGATTATACTCCTGTTACACTTACATTTCATGATGATTCATTTGGTGTTACAACAGCTATGTGGGAAGCATACTATAGATATTATTATAGGGATGGAAACTATTCCGCTGTACAGCCGGACGGATCTCCAGATCCAACAAAAAAACAATTTAGAACAGCAACACAATTTAATAGAGGTAGTGCATTTTCTGAAACACAATATCGATACGGTTTTGATAATGATAGCTTTGAACCTTTTTTTAATAGTATTGTAATATACCAAATGTCTAGAAAAAAATATACCGCAATGACACTAGTAAATCCTTTAATCAGTCAATGGGGTCATGATACAATGGACAACTCAGTAAGCGATCCTGTAGCAAACACCATGACACTAGATTATGAAACTGTCCATTACAGTAGAGGAGCAATAGGAAAAGGCGGACCTAAGGGATTTGGAGAAGAACATTATGATAAAACACCAAGTCCGAATTCATTGATGGGCGGAGGTGCATCTAGTTTACTTGGTGTAGGCGGAGTTCTAGCTGGAGGTTTTGGTGTACTTGATGATATTTCAGGAGGCAATGTAAGTTTTGGCACAGTATTAAAAGCGGCCAACACAATACAAAATGCAGGTAACTTATCAAAATCCGGAATAGGTGGAGAACTATTAGGAGCAGGATTAGATGCTTTAGGACAAACCGTAGGTACTAATGTTAGTGGTGTTGCAAACACAGCCTTTCCTAGAGGCGGTGGAGGTGGAGGAGCCGGAACAGCGGCAGTAGCCGCATTGTTAGTCGGTGGAGCAAAGTATCTCAAGTCTGGTGGAGGAAGCAGTGGAGCTGAACTTTCTCTTTCAAGTTCATCGTCAAGTAATAACCCAAGTGGTCCTGCTGATGGCATGTTAGCAGAGGAGTAAGATATGGTACAGTTGAATTTACCACCAAAACAAGATACTAGTAGTTCAGACAAAGTTAATAGGTACTTTAGTACTTACTTTGGATATCAACTTGAATTTCCAAGTAATGATGTTGACGCAGTGATTGGTTTTTTAGAAAACAAAGGTTTTGATAAAGTAGCCGCACAATCGACAGGATCAGTTTTATTGCAACAAGCAAAAATAGATGGAATAAAAGTTTTTGAACTTTTAGATACTTTAAAATCTTTGGATAGAGTTCAATTAAGTTTTACAGTTGCTCAAGTGCTTAACTTCAATAGACAAAAAACAAGCACTCTTGGATTTAAAGTAGCAAATAACGAAACTCCACTAGAAGCAAGAAACATCATGGGGTAAACCATGGCAAAGCAGTTTGCACAAGGAAAATACACCCTTAAAAATCCAAACAAATATGTAGGTAGACGCACACCAACTTATAGAAGTAGTTGGGAATTTGCATTTATGAGATTCTGTGACGAAAATCCATCTATACAATCATGGGCAAGTGAGGCAGTGCGTATACCATACAGAAATCCACTTACAGGTAAACATACAATTTATGTGCCAGACTTTTTCATACAATATAAAACCAAAAAAGGTAAAAATATGGTTGAACTAATAGAAGTGAAACCAGACAATCAAACCTTTAAAGAAAGCGTTGGAAAGTCAAGGCATAATCAATTACACCTAGCTTTGAACCAAGCAAAGTGGGAAGCCGCCAACAAATTTGCCAAATCAAAGGGCATTAAATTCAGAGTTATCACAGAAAAGGACATGTTCCATCAAGGTAAACGATAAATACTAACAGCATTAAGTGAGTATATAATGACTAAAAAACTAGAAGAAATTCTTGATTTACCAGATTCTAAAGAAATAATAAAACAAGAAAAAGATAAAGGTAAACAGGAAATTATACAGCAACAAAACGAAACACTTCGTGATATTGCAGAAATGGATAAGATTGCTGGTGCTTTACCTGCCGTAAAAGGACTAGGTGAAATGGCAGATACAGAGCTTAATGATATAGCTCAAAAGGCATTAGATGCTTATGATGATTTAATGGACTTAGGAATGAACGTAGAATCAAGATATTCTGGAAGAGTATTTGAAGTAGCTGGCGGAATGCTTAAAACAGGATTAGATGCAAAAGTCGCCAAACTAGACAAAAAACTAAAGATGGTTGAGCTACAGCTACGTAAAGAAAAACAAGATAAAGACGGAAAAGTAGATGGAGAAAGCATAGTACAGGGTGAAGGCTACATAGTTACAGATCGTAATAGTTTATTAGAAAAACTAAAGAATATGGATAAATAATTTATAAGGACGGAAATATGTTTGAAAAATATCTAAACGAAGCTAAAAAAATATACGAATTTTCAATAGGTGTTGCAGGAGAGCTACCAGAAGGATTTGCTGACGAGCTGGAAAGTTGCTTACAACGTTTCAGTGTAGCATCATTTGGTGCAGGAAAGAAAACACCTATACAAGAGCGTCCGTTGGATTTTCCACAACTAACTAACACAGAGGTTACTTATTGGGAAACCAGCTTGAACTATCCTACTACACCGCAGGTTCTTACAGAATACATTGCACAGTGTTGTTCATGTGATAGATCAAACGTAATTGTAAAAACTGATTCCGATCCAAGAAATGAATATGATGAAATAAAGGACGAAGATCCATATCAATCAAAACTTGAAACTGCTGAAATGGGTCAAGCTGATCCAAAAGCACAAGATCAAGTTGGATCAGGAAGAGTAATGGAATTACTCAAAGAACTTGAAACATCAAGAAAAGAAAAAGAAAATAATCCTATCGCAGATGTAAAACCAGCACCAGAGAGTAAAGATATAAGCGATACGATTGGTTCAACATCACCTATAGGGAGTAAGTAATATGAATATGAAAGATATGATTCAGAAGATGACAGACATCGAAACTGAGGAAACATCAAAAAAACAAAAACTTAACGAAGGTGCGGCAGTGACTATGGCGGCAGATAATGCTCAAGAAGTTGGTGCACTAATGGCAATGATGCGAAATGCAGGAATGGATCCTAAACCTGTAGCGGCAGATATGCCAATGCCAATGAGAACAGATATTGATAAATTTAGAGCGGCAGTGAATGATAACCCAGATATACCTGGTAGAGATGATGTGCCAGGTGATCAAGACCTACAAGCAGGAGCAGTTGGTTCCGGTGTTGGAGCAGGTTTAGGCGGCCTAATCGCTGGTCCAGGTTTAGGCGGACCATTAGGTGCTGTAGCTGGTGGCGGTGGCCTAGGCGGTGCGGCTGGTTCTATATTAGGCAATATTGCTGGTAACGCCATAGCTCCAGGAATTGGCGGAGCGATTGGTTCAGCATTAGGTGGAGCTGTTGGTGGTGCTATGAATGATTCCCCAACTGATGATCCTAACATTCCTGGAAAAGATGATGTGCCAGGAGACCAAGACTTGAACAATGGTATGATGGGCGGACTGTTAGGCAGTCTAGCAGGTGGTGCCGCTGGTCAGGTTTTAGGAAAAGGTTTAGGCGATACACTAGGTACAACAATTGGCGGTGCAATGGGCGGTATGGGTGATACTGCTGGAAAGATAGGCACAGCAATTGGTAAAGCATTACCAGGTGTAGGCGGAGCCGCAGTAGGCGGAATGCTTGGAGATAAACTTACAGGAACAGATGAAGCTACAGGCGACTATGCAAATAGTCCAGATGAGCAATATTCTCCTGCTAGTGATGTTATAAATCCTCCAACAAATGATTTAAATAAATCCAAAGGTTCGTATCCAAAAGTAGCAGGTGGAGACAATCCGATGGCACTTTCAGATAAGATTAAGGAAGATTTACTTAACCTATATCAAGAATACAAATAATTTACATTACCTCCCAGTAAAATCAAATAGGCTCTCCGGAGCCTATTTTTTTGAGTAAATAGTTTACTATGACAAAGAGTTTAGACGGCGTACTTACCAAAAAAGCAAATACAAGAGAAACGTTTACAGAACAACAAATAGCAGATCTCAAAGCGTGTACAGACCCTGACACAGGAT